GGCATTGGTACAAATCCCGTTGATGTATATTCCGCAAATACTCTTAATGTTTTAGTTGCCATCTTTTAATCTTCTTTTTGTCCTATTGGACTTATCCAACAATCCTCCGTATAAACTTTTGTAAAGTAAGCCAAATTTACATTATCTCCTCCACTACTACAACATAAATGCTTTTCTAAAGTTATCCAAGCATCAGCATCTCCCATTTGTGTATCTAATGTAACCCAAGTAAGTGATGTGGGTGCAATTCCTTCTCCTTGTAATGAATATTTAAATGTAATTACACTACCAATCTTTTGGATTTGCATCCATACTCCTTGGTGAATACCAATATTAGTTGTAGCTATTGTATTTGTAGTACTATTAGTTAATTCCCTTTGAAATACTTTTATATTGTTATCTCCTTGCACCATAATGCCCATATAAGCCACGTTTGCATTAGCTTGAATACGAAGTTGTAATCCCGCTTTAGCACCGCTTGTAGTGCCAGCAAATGTCTTTAAATAGCCTCTTAATGTGAAGTCGGTAAGTGTTTCACTCCAACCATAAATAAACCCCGTATCCGAAGCATTCTCAAATACACCACTTCCATATATCTCAATGGATGATCGTGTCTTATATTTAAAATAACCTATTGTCCTTGGCATATCTATTAAGCGTTAAAATCATCCATAAAGAAGGCAACGAATCTATCGAAGATTGTACCATAATCACCAGCTTGACCTAAATCCGTTCCTACCCCGTTACGGCTTTTTTTTTTAGATGTGGTGATAGTTTGATAAACAATTAATCCATTAGAATCATAAATAGCTTGATTCATTGAACCGGTAATTTCATTGGGAGATAACTCCATAAAAACTACTTCCGCCGTACAATCTCTTTCATTCATCTTCATAGATAATGGAAAGAATTTTTTGTTGGCTAATGCTCCTTGATTTGGAAAATTATATATACAACCAAATTCTAATTTTTGACCAATAATTGTACCTGTAAATATATTTCTATAATCCGAATATTGATTTAGGATATTACGAGCTGATAATTCTTGAATATCATATAAGTCTACCTCACTTCTCTCCGACCATTGACTTGTTTCAGTATCTGTTGACCAAGTTTTTAAATTAGTTGGATCTCTAAAATCTGCACCTAAATAACTACCTGTTTCCTTATAATCTCCCATTAACACTGTTATCGATGGTGCGGTAATGGTAGTATTCTTAATATTAGTTATTGTTGTTAATTGCTTATCTAATAATGTTTCTTGAAAGAAAACCGAAAAGTCGGTATAAATGCAAAAATTAAAACTTGGATGAACATAAAGTCTTATAGTTAATTGACCATTAAATGGAGCAACTATATTACTTGCGGAAAATACTTCTTGTTGTAACCATGTAATTTGTGGATCACTTGATTGCCATAATCCCGTATTTGGATTAAAATATCTTATAACTGGGGAAACACTATAATCAACTATTTTTATATAACTTCTTGAACTTTGTGATATAGTTCTAAAAGATAAACTAAATGTGTCACCTTCTTCTAATGGTTTAATAAAATCAATATAACCAGAAGTAGGGGCACCAGTAGTGTTATCTATATAAGCACTCCATTTTTGAGTATCATTGTTGAAGTTTGGAGTTACCTTTGAAGTTGTATAATAATCATATACAAATTCTGTTGTACCTCCTGTTGGTTCTAAAGGAGTAACAACAAGGGTGCCATCTACTCCCGTAGATTGAGATTTCTTATAAGGGAATACCGGATCATCGTAAAATGAACTAAAATCGGTATCAATGTTCTTAGGGCCTTTGTAATAATCATAAGTTAATGTAACATCACGATAAAATCTTCTAATCTTTCTTTTAGGCTCTGCAACTATTAAAAAGTCCGTTCCGTGATTAAATTGTTTTACCGTTCCACTACCCGCTATTACAACTCCGTAGGCATCGTATTTAACTGTATTATATAAACCAAATGCTAAATCCTTTACCTTAACAAACCACCATTGGCCTCTATTTTGATAAACAACTGCATTAAATAAATAGCAAATAGACTTTATAATTTCAATTGGTTTCAATGGTAATCCATTTTTATCTTTAAATACCGACATATTAGTATAAGTATTCCAAAGAATGCCATTTGCCTCAATACCTGTCCATGGGTAATATTTCATGTCAATCAATGTATTTGAACCGTAGCCAAATCCAATTGATTTAAATGCTGCATTAATTATTTTTAATAAACTTACTCTACCAGTAATGTATCTTGAATTATTATCTAATAATATGGTATTATTTAATGCACCTAATCCATCAATAGTTTTAAATTCAATAGCTGGGTATTTTAAGAATATATCTTCTTCACATAATTCTGGTGAAACAAATCCACTCCAAAATAAACTTCCATCACGATAATATTCTAAATAAAAATCTTTTTCATCTTCACTAATAAGTGAATCCATATTCAATACACCACCTAAAACTTTAAATGATAAAGATGATCCCTTAATAGGATAAAATATATCATCATCTACCGTTGGGTAATCTATTTCAATAGGTGTTACTTGCCCATAAGGAATTGTAAAAATAGTTGAGTTATAATCTTTTTTAAGGATTAATACTTTGCATTTAGTTGTTAATAATGCACTAAATGGCCTACAAGTTCCATCAAATTCAAATTGGTAAATAGTTCCGTATCCTGTCATTATCTTCCTGTAACTCTTAGTGTTGTTTCAAATGATTTGTTAATTGAATATCCGGTAGGTGTAGCCGTAATTGATCCTGTTAAATCTACCATCATTCTTATTGATTGATTACTATAAGATGCTCCACCATAAGCATAAGATGACCCACTTGCCATTTGACTTACAGTACCATTTTTAACACTTGCTGATGCCCCACCCGATTTAACAGAAATTGCACTATCAGTTTTTGTTGCCATACCTTTTAATAAACTACCCGCAGCAACGGCTAATGTCCCTGCTGCAATTGCTGCAAAACCCGCACCCGGCAATCCAATTGCTGATAATACTGCTTTTATACTTTCTGCTGAAATACCAAGTTTAATAGCTGAAGTTCCCATTTGAATAAGCAAATCACCAATTAAAGACAAAAACATTGAACCAACTTGTGATATAGCATCCCCAAAAGTGCTTATTCCCGCAAGTGCAGAACCAGCAATATTAGCAAATCCACTAAAAATATTTACTCCAAAATCTTGTAGTGAAGATGTTAATGCACTTGTATAATTTCTAATTTTAGATTCATTATCATTTACTACAAATTCGTTAATATAATAATTAAACTTACCTACATCTGATGCAAAATTTTTAACCCATTGTTCAATATTTGAATTAGTTGGTAATGGTTTTATTATTGATAATAATGCACGATTTCTTTCTGCCTCAATCTCACCCGATATTTGAGCAGCTTTTAATAAATATAATCTTGTTATATCAGTTGTATCTTGACCGTATCTTACAAATTCAGCTTTTTCTTTAATAAAAGCATCTTGTAAATCTGCTAATTTCTTTTTATTACCTTGTAATCCTATATTATTAATTTCAGTTATAGCATCAGCACTTATTTGCCTAAGTTTTTTTAATTGATTACCATATTCTTTTGTTTGAAAATCTGTTCCCGGTATTACTTCAATCTTTTCTGCTTTAGTTTTACCTGTTATTCCCGATGGCTTATCACTTAATCCTGTAAGCTTATCAGTTGCTTTAATATTTTTTTCTAAATTTCGAATTAATATAGTATTGTCAGCATATTGTTTATATAGCTTAAACCTTTCGGCCATTAATTCAGATTTACTTTTAATATATTTTGATTGATTTGAAGCCTCATCTATTTCCGCAAATCCAATTTTAGGTGCTTTTTTAATTAATTCATCATAATTTTTAATTTGTTCTTTAAGGCTATTATTTACATCTTTTAATAAAGTTGGATCTTTGTTAATAGCTGACTTCATTACATCATCATACATTGCTCCAGCAACTGTTGTTGCCGCAAATGTTGCTGCCAATGTAAGTAATATCTTAATAATACCACCACCAGATAGGCTTAATGTTGCAACTGATATACTTAATTTATTAACAAAAGAAATTAAAGACCCAATTCCTAATATTATTGGCCCAATTGAAATACCAATTGCAATTAATTTAAGATTCATTTCCTTGGCCTCTGGTGTCAATTGAATGAATCTATCTTTTAATTCATTTAAAAACCCACTAAATGCTCTTATTCCACTACCTACATTTAATTCTTGATTTATAGCGGTTCCAATTTCAGCTAATGCAAATGTTGCAGATTCTTGTAATTTATTAAATGATCCTTGTAAGGTTTGAGATTGTTTATCGGCCATCCCAAAGAATCTACCTCCTTCACTTGTTGCAGAAATAAAAGCATCTCCTACTTCTTTAACACTAATTTGACCATCGTGCATTCTTTTGGTTAATACCGCCATTGATACACCCGTTTTGTCGGATATAGCTTGCAATGGGTTAAATCCAGCATTAATCATTTGCCTTGCCTCTTGACCCATTAAACGACCTGCTGCATTAACTTGACCAAATGCTAAAGATAATCTACTAAACTTATCGGCATTCCCACCCGATATATCACCTAACATACGAGTGATAGGAATAACTTGTTGTGCCGTTAAACCATATCCTAATAATGTTTGTGCCCCTTTAGTAATATCTTGAAATTGCATTGGGGATTTAATTGCTTGGTCTTTTAATTGACCCAACATTTCCTTTGCCGTTTCCGCCGATCCTGTAAATACCTCAAATGAAACTGAAATTTGTTCCATTTGGGCCGATGTCTGCAATGCAGATTTTCCTAATAATAATAATGGTGCGGTTAATGCAACAGATAAAGTAGTTCCAATAGATGTTAACGAAGAACCAATTTTAGCCATAGATGTACCCATGGAACTTGACATTTGATTCCCTACTGATGCAGATGCTAAACCTGCATCTTTCATTGCTTTTTGTAATTCTTGTAACTTCCCTTTTATATCGGCTATATCAGCCGAAAAAATTACCTTATGTTCATTAACATTCTCTGCCATTACTTTAATGAATTAACCCATTTTAAAACTACTTCATCCGAAAGATACTCTTTTTCTTTTGTTTTTTCTATACGTTTACCTATCTTGTCTGTCCACAATGGAATTAAGTCTTTAGGTTTAGGAACTTTGTCACCACCCATTGATGCTAAGGATGCCCACATTAAATTTCTTGTAATATCCCAATCCTCTGCCTTCCTAAATTCAAAACCATGTTCATAGTCAAGAAATTCCCCTAAAGTCATCCTTTTCCACTCCCATGGTTTTAAACCCGTTCTATAAATTCTTGTAAGGATACTACCCCACCTAATTATTTCTTTTTTTTTATAGTTGTATCTTGTGATGGTTGATCTAAATCACTTGGCATTAAGTCTTTAGTAATCCATTCAACAACATTAACAACCTTGGCTTGCATTAACCACTTAGTAGCAATCATCCTTGATGATTTAAGCTTAGTTAATAA